GTGGCCGCTAGCCAGACCTGGCAGCCGGGAAAGCAGAAGAGGGCAACCTCTTCACTCACTTCCCCAGAAACGGATCCCAGGACAGCCCGACATCATCGTCGTGGTCCACCCGGAACACGGCCTGATCCCTTAGCCCTCCAGGGCTACGAAGGGTTAGAATCAGACCGCGGTCCTGGAGAGGACTACGGGAGATGTCGGACAGAACCTGGGAAAAGTACTCTGGGGAGAGAGTTGCTTTCCGGACCAGGCGGCCAAGCCGGTGGCTAACCCGGGCAGCCCGCTTGGGATTGTCGGACCCAAGGAGGTCCACAGCAAATGGATTATACATCCATTTGATTAGGTCCCTCCAGGTATCCGATTTCTCAAACGGACGACCTAGGTTAGACTCGAGCGCGAACAGGTCCCCAGACAGCTTCACTAGTACGTGAAGGACTGGAAACGACTGTTCAAACTCTGGCCAGTCTAGCGATCCACACGACTTAAGGTGGAGGAATTCGATCTCGTCGTAATACGAGAACGGACTCTTATCCCCCTTAAGAGAGCTCTGGAACAGGTAGGACAGGAAAGTCATGATGACCCTATCGAAAGAGTCACCATGATCTTCCACTCCACTCTGGAAGGATACTCCGCCCACCGCGATGAAATAATCGCGAGCCGAGATCTCCCCAGAGAGGAGCTTTGTCCCCAGTTCACACAGGAATGCCTCCTCAAAGACCTGGGAAAGATAAACCTTCCCGGCTTTGGGGTTGCAAAACTCCTGAAGAGCTCGGACCGCCCTTGGGACTCCATAGAGAGGGAGGAAGCCCTTCCTCTCCTCACCCCGCAGGGCAGCGACCACCAGTGGAATACTCCACCACTGGTCGCTGATCGACGAAATGGGGAAAGGGGTAATCTCCTCACCCTGGTACGTGAGACGTTTCGCAAACTCACAGAGCTCCGAAGAGATATAAGTCTTCGATGGAGACGTCTCAACGCCCAGAATGGTAAGGATCCGAAGGTACTGTCGGGCCACCTTACGATCCCCGATAAGGATATCGTCTCCAAGAAGGACGTACCTGCACGAGGATCACTTGACTTTGGACCGGTAACACGCCAGGAAAACCACGAAGTGGTGAGCCAGCGCGAAAGCGGCCCAAGACGAGTAGGCTCCCATGGGATTCCCTGCCCGATAACGGACAGGGCCATCAACGGTCGAGAATTCATATCCGACCATGATGTTCTCCCAATGGGAAACGTAAGTAGGGTCAAACAGACCACGGAGGGTGAAAGAGATAAAGGAGATGGGGAACCTATCCGTGGCCTTAGAGAGGTCAACGGAATAGAGAATCCCAACTCCGCTGCTCTTTCACTCCTTAACCCTCTCAGCGAAAGCCCCCTGGCTAAAGGTCATATCCTGAGGAATAGTCTTCAGGATTCCAAACAGTCGATCGTGTAGGGGACGGAGGGCGGTCTGGGACCAGTAGTCCAGAATCGCCACCATCCTCGTCTTACCCTCCCTGTCTTGGATCCCCGTGACCTTGCGAATCTCGCAGTAACGGGGGGTCCCCAGGACGGGGAGGTACTTAAGACTCGACTGAAGGGATTCCATAATACGATAAAGCTTATTCCCCCCGACAACCCGAATGGAC